CGTTGGGTAGTGATTTAATAAACAAACATAAGAAAAGTTTTTATAAAGCATCACTTAAAGTAGTTCATATGCTTCAAGGTGACTATAAAACTATCTGGAATATTGTACCTTACGACCACTTAGAAACAATAAGTTGGCTTCAGAAGCTTGGATTTACTGTAGCCGAAGAATATATATCTTTAAAAAATATACCAATGTTATACTTTTCTCGTTGCAATAAAGAAAAAAGTATGACAACAGTACATTAAGTGACCTAATTCAGAGTGTAGAGGTCTTGAAAAAGGCAACCTCGCTGACACAAAAGAAGTAGATAATCATATGGTGATACGAAAGTATCTTAAATTTTAATTGTTTAAAGGAGAAGTAATATGGCTAATACCATAGATATAGCCTTCATCAAACAGTTTGAAAGCGAAGTTCACTTGGCTTACCAACGTATGGGTTCTAAACTTAGAAATACTGTACGAACAGTAGGAAGTGTCAGGGGTAATACTGTACGTTTTCAAAAACTTGGTAAAGGTTCTGCTAACACAAAGAGCAGAAACGGAATCGTAACTCCAATGGAGCTTACACACTCAACAGTAGAAGCAACAATGGCTGACCATTATGCACCAGAATACATTGATAAGTTAGATGAATTGAAGACTAACATCAATGAAAGACAAGCTGTCGCTATGAGCGCGGCTGGTGCATTAGGTAGAAAGACTGATGAAATATTAGTTACAGCTATGGACTCTGGAGCTAACTCTACTCAGTTACACGATACAAGTTCAGCATTGCAAAGAGCAGATGTATTATCATTGTTTGAAACTTTTGGTACAGCAGATGTTCCAGAAGACGGACAAAGATACTGTGCTATGCACCCAAAAGGTTTTGCTGATTTGTTTACTATAGATGAGTTCTCAAACGCAGATTACATTGGAGATGCACAACTACCATATGCTGGTGGTATGACAGCTAAGAACTGGCTATCATTTATGTGGTTTAGTACATCATCTGTAACTGCTGGTAAAAACTTATGTTATCATACTTCAGCCGTTGGTCTTGGTATCGGTGCTGATGTTTCAACAGAAGTTAACTATGTTCCAGAGAGAGTTTCTCATTTAACCACATCTATGATGTCTATGGGTGCTGTTGTTATTGATGACAATGGTGTCTATGAACTATTAGATAATAACAGTTAGGAGGTTTAAATGGCTTATAGTGCAAGTGGACTCTGTAGAATGGGTGGAGATTCAAATGGTAATAGTTGGACCTACACTTCAGCAGATTCAATAGCTACTGTTAACAGTTCTGGTTATTTTAATGACTCAGCAAATATGTTGAAAGTTCGTGATACTATTGTTGTAAAAGATACAAACACACCAACTTCTCATCATTGTATTGTTTTATCAAATACTGGTACTGTTGTAGATATTTCAGATGGTACTGTTATAGCTGAAACAGATGGCGACTAATTAGGAGTGGGGGGAGAAATCCCCCTAATCTAAATGGCAGTAACAAGTACAACAGCGACCACACCTATTGATGTATGTAACAGAGCTTTAGTTCTTATTGGAGCTTCACCTATGACATCATTTGAAGATGGTACGAATGAAGCACTTGTTGCTGTTAATTTATATGAAGATACAACACGCTCTGCTTTGGTAAATACAAGGTGGAGATTTGCGTCAAATCAATCTGTGTTAAATAGATTATCAGATGCACCAACTGGAAGGTATGATTCTGCTTATGCGATACCTTCTAGTTCAATATATGTTCATACATTAACTGTAAACAAAAGTCCTATACAGTTTGATATATATGGTCGTACTGCATTTTGTGATGCAACAACGAATGATGAAGTTATTGCAGATTTTAGTTTTAGACAAACAGAAGTAAACTTTCCATCATACTTTACTCAAGCATTGGTATATGAACTGGCTGGACAGTTTGCATTGGGTATAGCTCGTGATGAAGGATTATCTAGTATGATGTTTAATAATGCACGTTTTTATATGCAGAAAGCTAGGACAATGGATAGTCAGCAACAAACAACAAGGAAACTTAATACAAGTAGATTTATAATAGAACGAAGGTCGTAAGCTGATGAAGATTCGTATTCCTCAAAATAACTTTGAGAGAGGAGAAATCAGTCCAGCTATGACAATGCGTACTGACTTGAATACTTATGTTCAAGGTGCAGAAGAAGTACGTAACTTATTTCTTTTAGCAGAAGGTGGAGTTAAAAGAAGGACTGGCTCAGAGTATATAGCTACATTACAAGGTACACCAAATCTTTCTAATAGAGTAGAGCAAAGATTAGAACCATTCTTATTTAGTGATGATGAAAGATATATAATGGCATTTAGTAATGCACGAATAGATATCTTTAGAATCAATGCATCAACTGGAGCCATTACAACATTAACTGCTATTACTCAAGATACATCTAGTGCTTCCTTACCTTTTACACAAGCACGACTTGAGCGTATGACCATAACACAAAACGCTGATGTTATGTTTGTTGCTCACCCAGACTTTATGATACGAAAGATAACAAGAACAAGTGCTACTGCATTTGAAGTATCAACCTTTGCATTTGATGAAACAGATGCCAATGACCAAAAGTTTCAACCTTACTTTGCTTTTGCTCCAAGTGGAATGACATTAACACCAAGTGCAACAAGTGGTACTGGTATAACATTAACAACGTCGGCAAACTATTTTGTTTCTGCACACGTTGGAACTATGATGAGATATCAAGGTAATGAAATACTTGTTACTGGATTTACAAGTGCAACAGTTGTTACTGGCAATGTAAGAAAAACTTTAGCTGGAACAACAGCTTCAACTAATTTTGATGAAGCAAGTTATTCTGATTACAGGGGATACCCACAGGCTATTACATTTCACGAAGACAGATTATGGTTAGGTGGTACAACAAGTCAACCAGACGCTATATGGTCTTCAAAGACAAGTGAGTATTTTAACTTTGACGTTGGTAGTGCTGGTGATTCAGATAGTATTCAGATTACTATTAATGTTGGTGAGTTTAATAATATCCGTCACTTAACTGCTAATCGTGATTTACAAATATTTACTACAACTTCAGAGCTGTATATACCATCATTTGCAGATAAAGGATTGACGCCTACTAATGCACAGATAAGAAGACAAACACCTTATGGTGCATCTTTTGTAAGACCACTTCCATTTGATGGTGCAACTATATATGTAGAAAAAACTGGTAAGACAGTAAGAGAGTTTTTATTTAGTGATAAAGAATCTGCGTATGTGTCAACTCCGTTATCTTTAATATCATCTCATCTAATAAGTAATCCAACACAAACAGCATCTATTAAAGGTGCCTTTGATAGACCAGAACAATATGCTTTTATTATTAATGATGATGGTACTATGGCTGTGTTTCATTCTATTCGTAATGAAGAAAAGGCTGGGTTTACTAAGTGGACTACAAATGGAAGATATCATTCAGTAGTTCCTATAGATGATAGAGTGTTTGTTGCAACAGTAAGAAACTTAGGTTCTGGTACAAACAGTTATGTATTAGAAGAATTAAAAACTACAGCTAAGTTAGATTGTTCTAAATCTTATACAGCAACGTCAACTGATAATGGAATATTTACAACAACAACCCCTTTTGCAAATGGTGCATCACTAGCTGTTGTAGAAGGTAATAACTTTATTGGAACATTTACAATGGGTAGTAGTCAGATAAATGTTTCAGCAGTTAAATTAATTAATAGTGCAGAGATTGGATATAGTTTTACAAGTAGTTTAAAGACATTGCCTATTGATGCAAGTGTTGGAGGTGGTCCATTAACTGGAGAACCAAGAGCAATAACAAGAGTTAACCTTGACTTGATATCTACTTTATCTGTATCAGTTAATACAATACCACTAATAATCCAGGGGGTTACTGATAATGTTACAAGTAGTGAAATGGTTTTTAATTCGTTTACAGGAAAGAAGGAGTTTAGATTGTTAGGTTATAGTCGTGACCCAAGAGTAGAGATAACACAAACAGCACCATTAGATTTACAGATTAATGGTATGATAGTAGAGGTGGCGTTCTAATGTGTATGCCTTCTGCTCCTTTATTAATGATGTCAACAATGGCTGGTGTTGCTGGTTCTATGGCAATGGGTGCTTCAGCTTCAAGGTCTGCTGTTAGTGGTGCAGTACGAGATGTTAAACAAATGCAGAAAGATAAAGAGTTAGCTGACCTTCAAGCACAAACAGAAATATCAGAAAGATTACGAGAGTTTAGTGAAGCTACAGCTTCTAATGTTGTGTCTACAGCAATGATGGGACGTAATATAACTGACCCATCTATGTTAGCTTTGTTTCAAAGAAACTATGACACAGTACAGCAAGACGTTTCTACTATGAAATTGCAACATAGAATGAATCAAGAAAAAAGAGATTTGATGATGGAAACAACATTAACTTCTGCTGGTGAAAGAGCAACTTATGCAAGACGTAGTTCAGCTCTAAATGCTCTTAATATAGGTACATCTGGTATAATCAAGGTAAGGGATATATCTTAATGGCAATTAAAGTAATGAAAAGAAGAGCGAATGTAAGACCAGTCGGTGTAGTACAAAGAGATTCTTTTAATGCTAATGCAAAACTTGCACAAGATATAGCTAATGCTTCAACTGCAATGATGGGTGTTGCTTATCAACAAGGAGTTGGTGAAGCAAAACAAAGAGGTATAGAGTCTGCACAACAAACACAACTAACTGTTTTAAATCCAGAAGAAGGTTTTATTGAAAGAGTAGAAGCTCCAGAATCATTTGGTCGTATTGCACAATCATCATTTAATGAAACAATGACTAGGCGTTATGCAAGTAGTATTAATCATTCTATTAAACAACAGATGTCTAGGTTACAAAATGAACCAGAACTAAGAGCTGACCCAACTGCATTTAAATTAAAAGCATCTGGGTTATTAGCAAGTTATGTAGAAAATTCTGACCCAGCATTTAAAGGTATAGTTCAAGATTCTGGTACTGAACTAATGGCATCTGCCTTAACTAATGTAACTATTAATCAACATAAAGACGGATTTAAAAAAGTTGCATATAGAACAGAAAACGAAATTAGAAGTAATCTTGGTGAGATGGTTGCTCTTGTTAAATCTGGAGCAACACCTAATGATATAATGTCAAACTATAATGCATTAGAAAAAGAAATAATAGATTCAAGTTCATTGCTTAGACAAGAACAATTTACTGGTTTGATGGACGACCTGACAAATAATGTTCTGCAAGGAATTATGTCATCATACTCTAATGGCAAAACTAAAAGCCAAATGACTGAAGTATTAGGATTATGGAATAGACGAGCATATCAAGAAGGCAAAATGCCTAAACCAATACAAGATATAATAAGTGCATTACCTCAAGATGGACGTATGGACAAAATGCACGAAGAAATTAAAAGACATTTAGGAACTTTAATTAGTACATCAAGTGTTCCAACTGGCAAAATAAACTTTGGTTCAAGTGGAGCTGGAGATAATGTTGATGCAGTTATGTCTGGATTAAATAATGATGATTCTGGACAGAGTGGACAGAGTGGACAGGCTGTAGTAAGTGACCCAAAAACTGGAGCAATAAATTTTGCTCACCCAAAATATGCACAACTTGTTAGAACAAACGGACACGTTGGAACACAAATGTCTAACTATTTAAAAAGATTTATGGCGAATGGATATGATGACCCAACTGGTGAAATAGGTTTCGGTTTATATCAAGTATGGGCTAACTTAACTGTTAAACCAGACCCAAGTGGAAGAGGATTTATTATTAACTCAGCTCCGTATAAAAATGCTGGTAATGAGAATTTTCATAAAGCAATGATGGGTATAAGACCGTATCTTGATATAGATACAAACCCAGACCAGTTTGCAAGAGCTTGGTCTTACTATAATAAAACACAACAAGAAAAAGATACTTGGTTAAATGCTATAGCAACACAGCTTGGCGTAGATAAAAATGAAACTGCTGTAAGGAATGATATACTTTCTAAATTAGAAAATCATAGTATGAGTCCAGAAGAAGCGAATCAATTTGTAGATGAAGTTATATTATATCAAGCTATGTCTTTTTTTGATGGTACAAATCTAAGCACAAAAGACGCAGTAGAAAAAATTGCTAATACAGTAAGCAATGA